CGCACCACCGGCGACAGCCCCCGTTCCCGCAGCTCCTCCTTGTACTGGTCGGTGGCGTGGGACATGGCCCGGGTCGTCTCGCTCGTGGCGATCAATGCGGCGCGGACCTCCCCGAAGGACGGGCGCAGCAGCAGCTCCGCCGCCTCCTGGTCGATCTGCCCATCGGTCAAGCGACTGATCACGTCCTGCAACAGCCGCCGCTCCGTGTCCACGACGTCCTTGACCTGCTCGTAGCTGTAATCGGCGGCCCACTTGGCGGCGTCGATCATGGCCTTGTCGTAGTCGATCCCGACGCCCGTCTCCGTCGCCAGCTCCAAGAGCAGGTCCAGGGCGATCAGCAGCAGCCCCTCGGTCAGGGTGGAGGTCAGGGAGACGCTCAGGTTGCCCAGCGCCGCCTCCGGCATCGCCCCGCCCAGCGCCCCGGCGATCACGTCGTCGGCGTGGGAGGACAGCGCGGCGGCGACCTTCTTGGTCAGCTTCTTCCGCGCCCCCTCCGCGTCGAACCGGCGCAGGGCGGGCTCGATGGCGTGGTCGGCCAAGAGCGGGTGCAGCAGCCGCGCCCGGACCGCCGCGCGCAGCCAGTCGGGGATGGCCGCGCTGACGAAATGCCCCTCGCCCCGCGCCAGCTTTTTGCGCCAACGGGCCAGGTCCTGATAGGCTGCCTTGCTGACCGGCGCGATCTCCGGCTCCTCCCCCACAACGGGTGCAGGCTCCGCGGCCCCTTCCTCCCCCGGCAGCGGGCCGTACCCCAACTGCTCCCGCGCCTCCGACAGGGTGATGATCCCCTTGGCGTACAAGCTCGTGATCGCCGCCGCCTTGGTCGCCTCGTCCTGCTGCACCGCCTCCACCTGCTCCGTGGCCCACTCGAAGGCCAGCCCCAGCGGCTCGAAGAGCTGCCGGTTCAGCCCCTTGGCGATCAGGTCCGCCTCCGGGAAGATGGTCCCGTAGTAGAATTCCAGCTTGTGTTCTCGGGCCGTGGCGAAATTCGCCGCGTCGGCCAGCAGCGTCTGCGGCACGCCGAAGGCCACGCAGATCTGGTCGCGCATCTCCTGGTACAGCGCCGAGAGGGCCAGGTCCTTCACCGGCGACCCGATGACCACCGGCTTGAGGCCGCGCCCCACGATCAAGGTCTCCCAGGCCCGGCGCACCCCGCCGAAGGTCTTTTGCCACCACCGCTGCACTTCCTCCCGCTCGCCCGGCAGCACGTCCTGCTCGGTGGAGAGCACCAGGGCGGGGATGGCCCCGTACTCGAAGAACCGCTCGGCGAAGACGTTGGCGTTGCGGGCCAGCCCCGCCGCCGAGAGCGCCACCTGCAGCGGCGACACCCCCGGCCCCAGGTCGTCGGCCGGGTTCTCCAGCCGGTGGTAGATCACCTGGCCGGGCCGGAACGAGCGCACCACCTCGATGGCGCCCTTGCTCCGCAGCCGCTGCTCGAAGGCGGTGATCCCCGTCAGCGCGTCCGCCACCGGCCGCATGGTCAGCGGGTTCAGCCACTGGAAGCCCCGCAGCGTCCCCCCGTCGCCCGCCTTGAGCAGGTAGGCGGCGCCCCACACGCTTAGGGCGAACTCGATCCGCGCCAGGTGGTCGTCCAGCGCCTCCGCCAGCGGCCACGCCACCTCGTTCCCCGCCCGGTCCACCACCCGCCAGGGCAGGGCCCCGATGGTCAACGCCCGCAGGTTGACGCAGCGGTAGGCCCAGACCACCGAGGCGTAGGCGCCCGCGGGGGTGGTGGCGTCGCCCCCCGACTTGAGCTGCGCGAACAGCTCCTCGGCGCTGATGAACTGCGCCTCCGTGACCATGCGCGCGGCCCGTTCCAGGCCGCCGCCCAGCACCCACGCCACCTGTCGCCTAGCCATCTCCGCCTCGTATCGGGATCACCGCCGGGCTGGCGCCCCCCGCCAGCTCGGTCATCGCCCACACCAACGCGTCCAGCCGGTCGGGGCTGGGATCGCCGGGCACCCACTGGCACAACTGGTCCTCCAGCGCGGGGAAGCTCCCCACGTGGTGGACCTTGCCCTGCTCGTACAGCGCCACGATGGGCTCCGCCCGGACCTGCTTGCCGCGGCTGGCGTGGACCGCCCTGTACGGGACGGCCGGGTCCACCGTCCGCAGCGTGTGCTCCACCATCTCGCCGCCGTTGTTGGCCTCCGCCACCAGCCGGTCCGCCTGGAGGCGGCGGCACGCCGCGATGGCCTGGGTCGCCCAGCCGTGGGGGCTGGCCCGCAGCGAGTCGTCGGCCAGGACGTAATAGTGCCGGTCCGCCCCCAGCCCCGCCGCGACGATCCCGGTCTCGGCACTGCCGGGCCCGCTGGTCGCCTCCGGGTCCACCGCCACCACGACCCGCAGCAACGGCGGCGCCTGGAGGACCCGGAACTGCTCCAGCAGGTCCCGCTTCCACAGCGCCCCCGGCGCGTCCTCGATGTCCTCCGCCATGATCTCTTGCAGGTAGGCCAGGCGGGTCATGTCCCGGCTGATCTCGTCCAGCGCCTCCCGGCTGATGAACGGGTTGTCGTGGCTGGTGAAATGGAACGCCGCCCACCGCCCCGTCGCGTCCGCCTGGGCCCGCTGGAACAGCTTGGCCGCGTGGCGGGGGTCCCTGGCCTTGCTCCCCCCCGCCGAGCGGAGGCTGGGCGGGGTGTAGATGAAGACCGCGTCGCCGTTGTTGTCCAGCAGCATCGGCGCCCCCACCAGCTCCCAGGCGTCCTCGTTCATCAGCTGGAACTCGTCCAGGATCAGCAGGTCCGCATAGTCGCCCCGCAAGGTGTCCGCGTTCCAGGCGGTCTTGGCCCGGATGCGCGCGTTGGTGTCCGGCCATTCGATGACGTGCTCGGTCTCGTCCTTGCGCAGGATCCCCCGGGCCACCGCCTGGCGAAAGGCCCGCTTGACCTCGTACCAGAAGCGCCCCACCTGGTCCTGCGTGGGGGTGGCGTACAGGACGCGGCGGCCGCGCTCCGCGAACGCAGATGCCGCCAGATCAGCCACGCCCACGGTCTTGCCCGAACGGCGCCCGGCGCGGACCACCTTTCGTTTCGCCGGATGCGCCACGAACTCCTGCTGGCGCTCATGCAGCCTCCGGCGGCGATAGCGGAACTCCACCGTCGTCTCCATCGTCATCCCATTCGGGCACGAACCTGACCGTCACCCGCTCCCGCGCGCTGGTCTTGAGCGGCGCGTCCAGCCCCCACAGGCGGGCGCGGCGCTCCTCGATCCGCAGCGCCGTCTCGATGGCCTTCAGCTGGCCGTCCATCACCCCCGGCCAGACGGCCTTGAGCATGACGTTCAGCCGCTCGGACTGCACCAGCCGCTCCTCCTCCGCGGTCTTGGCGATGGACTTGTGCAGGGCGCTCTTGACCGCCTTCCAGGCCGCTTGCTTGGAGCGGTAGCCCACCCGCTCCGCGATGGTCTGGTAGCTGACGCCCGCCAGCGCCAGGCTCAGCGCCTGCTTCTGCTTCTCGAACGCCCGGAGGGCGTCTCGCTGCGCCACGGCGTCAACCCGCCTGGTCAACCTGCGCCGCGTACCACCGGCGCAGGCTCTCGCTCTTGATCTCCGCCACCTGAGCCAGCCGCAGCCCGTAGTCGTCCACCGGCGGCAATTGGGCCAGGTCCACCCCCGGCTTGAGCCGCAGCGGCGTGTCGAAGCGCCGCCAGGCGTCGTAGACCACGTGCTGCGGCCGCTGGAACCGCCGCGACGTCTTGACCACCCCCGGCCAGAGCCGCTCCAGGGAGCGGGCCATCTTGAGCCGCCCGTCGCCCTGGTAGAGCGCCGCCGTGTTGCCCCCCTTGATGGTCATGGTCCGCGCCTTTTGGGTCAGGAAGGCGTTGACCAGCACGGTGCACCAGCCGTCGGCCAGGACCTGCAGGCAGAGGTCGGTGTCCTCGTTGTAGCGCCCCCGCCAGCGGTGGGGGAGGCGGTTCAGCACCAGGGTGCAGGAGTAGACCCGGCTGTTCAGGTAGAAGGGCGGCAATTCCTCCCCGATGGCGAAGAACTCGTAGTTCAGCCCGGCCAGGGCCACGTTCTCGTAGCGGTCGGCGAAATCCTCCACCACCCGCAGGGCGACCCCGGCGGCGCAGGGGATCCTTTTGCCCCGGTACAGCCGCCGGATGCGCCGGATGTTGTCGTCCAGCTGCCAGTGCCGTTCGTATCCCGCCGCCGTGGCGTGCTCCTTGATCCAGTTGCGCGCCGGGATCACCGAGCCGGGGTTGTCCCACGGCAGCGTCAGCACCCGCTCCGGGCCGAAGGCCGCGGCGTAGCGGTCCCGCTCCCCCGGCTCCACCACCAGGCGGAAGGGCACCCCGTCCTGGATCAGGAACCGCGCGGTGTAGCAGGCGTCGTGGCGCCCCTTGGAGGGGACGTAGATCGGGTAGCGCGGGAGCAGGCGCTCAGGCATCGTCGCCCTCCACGAACTTGAGCGAGAGCTTGTCCTCCCGCTCCCGCGGCGGCCACCAGATGGAGTCGGTCTTGTCGGTGAAGGCGACCCCCAGCCGCCGGAAAAAGTCGGCGCGGTCCTCCCCGTTGGCAAAGTTGACCGTCACCTTGAGCGGGTCGGGGGCGGCCTCGTACCCCGGCAGCCCCACCCACTGGGCGGCCTCGTCGAAGTCCTGGATCTCGCTCTCCGGGCGGGTGACGAAGACCAGGTTCGCTAGCATCATCTCGTCGTAGCCGGTGCCCAGCAGCCCCGCGGCGTCCTGGTCCTTGATCTCCCGCAGGAGCTCGGTGAGCAGCCGGTCGTCCTGCTCGGCCAGGTGCTCGATCTCGTTGTCGCCGGCCAGCACCTTCAGCGCCCGCGGGTCGTCCGGGGCCAGGGGAAGCCGGTGGACGGGGACCCGCGGCAGCCCCAGGCGGCGGCAGGCCTCCACCACGCCGTGCCCCGCCAGGATCGTCCCGTCCTGGGCGGTCACCACGTTGCGGTAGACCCCGTGGGCCTGGATGCTCGCCACGATGTGGGCGATCTGGTCGTCGGGGTGGCCGCGATAGTTGCGCGGGTGGGGCTTCAGCGCCTCCACCGGCGCGAGCTCCACCGCAAAGGTCGCTTCCGACATGGCCCCTCCTGCTGCGTGCAACAAAAAACGGCGCGAGGGATCGGCGGCATGATGCCGTCTTCCCTAGCGCCGTGTCTCTGGCCTCGTCCACCGACGAGGCTGGCGGTCCTGGTGCTGTCCCCGGCTATGGTGGGCCGGGCGGTTTGACTATGTGGGACGGCCTCCGCCGCCCCTTATCGCTGGCCTCGCTCGATCTTGCCCTTGTAGGTGATGGTCCAGTCGCGCCGCTCCCCGTCCACGGTGAAGGTGATCTCGTAGCGGCCGTCCGGCAGCTGCAGGAGCCGCCGCCCGAACCGCACCAGCCAGTCAGGAAAGGGGAGCGCCGACCGAGCAAGGCCGTTGCGCGATTCCATTATACCCCACCGTGCGTGTATTGTCAAGGGAACGCTTTTGCACCGTTCGCGCCCACGTCTCCACCGGGATGCCGTTGTACTCCACCACCGCGTCGGCGTCCAGGTCGCCCAGGTCGCACCAGAACTGGAAGAGCGGGTCGGCGAAGAAGGCCAGCAGCGCCTGCCGCTCGGGGGAGCCCGGCCGGTGGCGGAGCGCGCGCCAGCGGACCACCGCCTCGCAGACCACGGCCAGGGCCAGGAAGCGGGGCGGGTCCTCCGGGTAGAAGCCCCCCTTGCTGCGGGTGTGCCGCAGCAGATGGTACTCGTGCAGCAGGTCGCGCACCAACTGGGTCGGCAGGCCGAAGCGCCGGGCCGCGGCCCGCAGGGTCAGGCCGCCCTGCGCGTAGGCCTCGCGGACCCTCCCCGCCAAGGCGGGGTGCTGCTTCGTCCAGGCGATCTTGCGGCGTCGTCGCGTCACGGCCATCCCCTTACCTTTCCGGCCTCTCCGGCGCCGCCTGTCTGTCAGGCGCCGCCTGTCTGTCAGGCGCGTTCACCACGATCACGGCGATCTGGTCCTTGGCGACGACGAGCATCGTCCCCAGCGTGGTGGCCCAGGCGACGAAAGGCTTGCCGTCGTTCAGGGCCTCCAGGGTGTACTCCGCCGCCATCGTCGGCGGGGCGTCCATGGCGAACGCGCTCCCCTTGCCGTCCTTCAAGACCACCTCGAAACGGGTCATGGCTCCGCCTCCCGGCTCGACAGCTCGACGATCGCCTGCACGTCAGCCGTCTGGCCGGCCGCCAGCGCCTCGGCGATGGCTCGGTACGCCTCGGCCTGGTAGCGCAGCACGCACAGGCGGAGGAGCGCGCGCAGCAGGCGCTCCTGCTCCCGCGCGGCCAAGCCCTCCTGCTTCGCCGCCAGGCCCCTGAACGTCTCCGGGCGGTCGTGGTCGGCCCAGCGGATCGGCGGCAGGGCGATGCCGGTGTCGGCCTCGGTGCAGGCGATCCAGTTGATCCCGTTCTCGTCGCGCCCTTGCGTCCAGTGTCGCGGCATCTAGCCCTCCTCGTCATTCCATGACGCCCGTCATTCCATGACGCCCGTCATTCCATGACGCCCTTGCTCCTGACCAGCGCGTGCCAGGTGCGCCCAGCGGTCTGCCAGGAGTGGTCGACGAACACCGTCCACTCCTCTCCCTCCGGCGGCGGCTGCGCGGGCTCCGGCTCGATCACCGGCTTGGCCAGGGGGAGCTCCCGGTAGGTCAGGCCCAGGGGCTTCGGCGCCCCGTTGTCGTGGCAGAGCGCCATGTCGGCGAAGGCGGAGACGAAGCGGTTGGGCGCGGCGATGTACCACGCCGCGGCGTAGCAGTCGCGGGAGAGGAGCGCGTCCCAGGTGCGCCGCATGTACTCCTCCAGCGCGGGGACGTCCCGGCCGCTGTAGCCGCAGTGGAGGACGCCCCATTCGGTGACGGCGAAGAGCGGCCAGTCCTTCGCGATGCCCTCCACCTGCCGACGAAACCACTCCGCCAGCGGCGCCACCTCGTCCATCCGCGGGCTCTCGTTCAGGTACAGGTGGAAGGCGATCACGTCGCCCCCCGCGCCGATCCCCTGCACGAGCTCGCGCGCCCGGCCCCGGATCGCCGGGTACAGCACCGGATACTGCACCAGGAAGCCGCCGACCACCCGCCGCGCCTGGGGGCAGCACTGATTCACCGCCGGGAGGATCTCCTCGTTCACCCGCCGCGCCGCCTGCGCGGGGGTCAGGTTCTTTTGCGCGAACGGCTCGTTCTCGATCATCACATGCGAGATGGGGTGTTCCCGCGCCCAGGCCAGGAAGCGGTCCCGCGAGCCGTCGGTCAACTGCACCAGCGGCCACACGTCGATCCCCGCGGCGGGGGCGCCGGACAAGGCCGCGGGATAATCCCAATTGTACGCGGCGGAGCAGCCCAGGTTGGCCACCGAGACGGCCCTCCCGCCCGGCTTGCCCTCGCCCGCATAGAGCTTGATGATCACGGTCAACCTCCCTTCGTTTCCATCGCCGGCCCGCCCGCCTTGGGCTCCCAGGCCCCGCAAGCGGGCCAGCCGACGCGCCAGTCCGTCGCCGCGCCGTGGGACATGGCGCTTTTCCTGCACTTGTAGTAGTTGCGGCTGTAGGCCAGCCGGAACAGGTGGGCGCAGGTGGCGCAATGGCAGTCGTCGCGCCGTCCGTGCAGCGCCCACATCGCCTTGAGCCGCGCCGGGTAGACCGGCCGTGGCGCGGGCAGCTCCAGCAGCCCCCGTTGATTCATGGTCGCCTCCTCACGGGTCCGGCCCCGCCGCCGGGGGCGATCCCGACGGCGGGGCGCCCTCTCACGCGGCTCGCCTGGCCGGTTGGGTGAGGTCCCTCACCCCGGCGCCGGAGAGCAGGCCGCACATCTCCTCCGAGCTCAGCTCGTCGATCCCCACCGGCTGCCCGACCCGCACGGTGACGGCGTAGCCGTGGTTGGCGTCGTCCACCGCCACGTACTCGCCCCGCGCCACCTGCGCGATGATCCGCAACCCCACCAGTTTCGGCCTCATGGCCCCCATCGCTCGTTGCCTCCTTTCGCGATCCACACGAACCCCCACCCCGCCATGGCCATGTAGAGCAGGCCGCAGGCGAACGCCTCCGGGTCGCTGACGCCGGGGGCGCCCCGGATCGCCCAGGCGCTCGCCGCGGCCAGGGCCACCACGGCGACGGCGGCGGGGATCCTACGCTGGTCGATCCGCATCGGCCTCCTCCTCCGCCTCCAGCTCTTCCAGCAGCCGGGCAAAGTCGTCGCCTTCGGGCCCCGCGCCCAGTTGCACCAGCGACCGCAGCGCGCCGACCTTGGCCTCCGCCGCCCGCACCGCCGCCTTCGCCTCCTCCGCGCTGGCCTTGACCATGGCAGCCCATCGCTCTTTCCCTTCGCGCATCATGCCTCCTTTCGCGCCGTCTGGATCCCGTGCGCCCGCAGCGCCTCCTCCAGGCTGTCCACCCGGACGATCTCGCCGGGGCAGCTCCGCATGAACCGCAGCTGTTTGTCGGTGAACGATCCGCCAGGCCGCTTGATCTCCAGGAGGCGAAACCGGCCGCCGTGCCAGGTCACCGCGTCGGGGAAGCCGTCGCCCACGCCGGAGGTGATGCAGACCCAGACCCCGGCGCGGCGCAGCCCCTTGACGATGGCGTGCTGGTTGGCGTCGATCCGCCTCGCCCGGCTCATGGCGTGGCTCCCCACTTCGCCCAGCAGGTGGGGCAGCGCACCAGGGCCCCAAACAGCGGGTGTCCCGGCATCGCCCGCACGGTCAGCCAGCCGCCCCGCGCCGACAGGGGGAAGCCGCAGGTCGCGCAGCAGCCCCTGCCGCCGAAATGCTCGTAACGGTGTTGCTCCCCGGCCATCAGGTAGCGCAGCTCCTCCTCGCTCAGCCGGGCGTTGCGGATGTACTCCTGCGCCTCCTGCCACGCGATGACCCGATTAGCCACGTCTCGCCTCCCGGCGCGGCGCGTCGAGCCGCCGCCGATCCGCCGCCGCCTCCAGCCGTTGCCGCAGGGACGGTGGCAACAGGGCCAGCTCCCGTTCCCGCGCCGCGCGGGCCTCCCAGGCCAGCCGAAACCGGGCGCGCTCGTTGCCGAGCTCCCCCGCGTCCAGCAGCCCCAGCTCGCGCAGCGCCACGGGCGAGCCCACCGCCCGCTGCACCTGGGGGGGCAGGGCGGCGAACTCCGCCGCCGCCCCGTAGGCGCTGTTGCCCGCCGCCCGGCGGACCAACTGCCAGGCCTCGTCATGGGTCAGGGCGGGGGCCGCGCCGGACAGCCGCGCCGCCGCCTCCCGCAGCTCGGCCACCGTGGGGAAGAAGCGGCTGGTGGCGAGGTGCAGGCTCAGCGCCGCCTCCAGCTGCTCGTAGCTCAGGTCCGCCAGCGTCTGCCGCCAGATCGCCGCGATGGGCCCCGCCTCCCGCTCCTGCATCTGCGGGTACGCGGCCAAGGCCAGCGCCACCAGGCTGCTGATCTGATCACGCGAAAGCATGGTCGTCCTCCTCC